CTGAACTAACTCATCAGGAGTTAAGTGTTCGTACTTTAAAGGAACACCTGTATCAATATCAGTAGTACCTGCCAGGGCTGGGTGGATGATTGTTGTGGCTCCAGATCTGACATCCTCTAGCGTCTCTTGAGCTGGTTGAAGATTGTAGGTTGAAGCTCCAAGCATTTCAGCATCAGTAATAATTGATTTTAATTTTTTTAAATGAGCATCAGCTTGTCTTACGTCGATTGTTCCTTCCAAGAGCGGGTCAATAACTTCTCCGATAACTGAACGTAAATAGAACTCATCTCTTCCAAGTTCTTTATGTTTAGTCCATTCCATTCCTCTTTGTTCCATCATTGCATAAGGGGTGTTTGTTCTTCTAACGTCAAGATTGTTCCCAGTAAATCCAATGTCCTTCGTGTGACTAAAACCTGGTAAATTAGTTTTAAGAGCTGTTAGTTGTGGAATTGAGAGTCTAACTTGCCTTGAGGCACTGTCTGGGCTTATTAAGTTAAATTCAACTTGAAATGACCCTACTTTCCCTTTTAACTCTCCATTTCCGTGGGGACTAACCATCCTTCTATAGACGGGGTCGGATACTCTTATCTCTCCAGATCCTTTTTCTTTCAATAGGCCTAGCTTTGTCTCCAGCTCTTTAAATGCAGAAATAAATCCATTTCTCGAATTGCTTGGTAACACGGTATGGCCCATGTTTGTTTTTGTCGATAGTATTCTAGTAAGATCATTAACCCTAAAGTTTGCATCCTCGGCTATAAGAAATTTATCTGAAAAATCTCTTCCCCCAGATAGGCCCTCAAGTAGTTCTGACGGTCGTAAGAAAGTCGGGACAACTCCAGTTTTGATAGTTTCTTGCACCAGTGGTCTGATTTGCTGATGGTGGTTCTCTAAGAACTGCATTAGGAGGTTCGAGTCGTTTCCTGGTCTACCACTTGATCCGGAGACTGCCTGCAGTAGCAATCTCGCAAGGCGGCTTTCCTTACCATCATCTACAATGTCTATAGGGGCAATAGCCAGAGCCTCTTGCAGCTTCGCCATCGGACCAGCCGACTTTCCTGATAGTATGTCGAGGATAGACGATTTTTCTTCCACCTTTAGTTTGTTTAATGCTCCAGTAAAGGCAGTATGAAATAATTGCTTTTGTTGTAGCCTGCTAAACGACAGGGAGTTTGGCAATGGCTTATCGACCTGTAGCTGTATTTGGGTCTCTAGGTATTTGATGCCAGCTTGTTTCGTCTTTTCTATGGAAAGATGTGGAAGCGAATCTTGCGTTCTGGCAATCTGAGTTTTTCTTTTCTTCAAAGATCTCTTGACGTCCACTGGTCGGTAAAGACTTTGATGCAGTTTACCGTCTCTGCTGTTATCGTTAGCCATTTTTTATTCCTCCATGTCTAGGGAAACTGTTTGTCTTGATCCGGGGCCCCATTCTTTGCTAATCCCGATATCAGCTTGTATCCTTCTTGTTGCAAAAAGCTCATTCATCATTCTTTGTTGTTGATAAGGGTCTCCTGATTGAGCATCCTGCAGTCCCATCACTGCTTCATCAAGAAAGGGCTTGCTTCCTAAAGCTCTCAACTGTGTATCATAAAATCCATGGTCGTGCATGTCTTGTCCCGTTTCCAGTGCCATCTTCAATCTTATATCTTCTAGATCAACAGAGGGGTGCCAGCCTATCCAGTCAGGTCCAGGAAGATTAACATCTGGTAGTAATTGCGTCCTTCTATACCAGTCAGGATAATTTTCTCCCGGATATTTGCTTTGCATAAAAAGCTGATAGAGTTCTGTTGTTTTTGGAAAACCCTCGTTTCTAGCATTCTCATTAGTCGAGTTTATCCTGTCAGAAGCTTCGTCAGATTGTAATGCGAATTCATTCATTCCATCTCTTGCTTTTTTCATATCCTGTGATTGATTTAATTTCCATCTAGCTAAGTAAAGCTCTCTCTGGTTCCTGGGGACAAGCTCTAGGATCCTTTTTCTTTTCTCTGGAGAGTCTGCCTCAGAGAATGCACGAAAGTAATCTCTATCCCTGGAAGGTAGCGCCCTGTAAATAGAAGAATCCTTTTGAGTGTAAGGATTCATCCCGAAAAGGGTTTCGTCTTTTTTCCTCTCAAAGATAGCTTGAGCTTCTGCATCTCTGTTTAGTTTAGCAATGTTTGAGAGTCTTGTATACTTTGCATATTTAAGCATATCGAAATACTCATCCATGCCTCTAGTTTCTTCCTGGTGGCCGGGAATACCTTTCCAGCCTGCATAATTGTGGGCAAAACTAGTAATGTTTGGATAGATGAAATTATCAAATGGCTTGTTCCAGAAAGCTGACTTGGTGCCATAAACGTTTTCCCTTTCGTAGCTTTCGATTGAAGTCCTTCTGGGGTTAAATTTACTTTCAGGAGAGATCGGAAGCAGGTATTCGAAGGGAGACTGGAGGTGCAAGCCCCACTCTATTGCGCTTCCTATGGCCCCCAAGGGCCCTGTGGTTTCACTCCTTTGTGCTGCATTCAGCTTATTGATGCCAGCTAGAGTTAGAGAGGAGGACTCGGCTGCATACTTGTCCCCTTGCCCCATCAAGGAGTTTCTATATTCAGAGAACTCCCTGCCTTTCCTTTTTTCTTCAAGTTGCTCTAGGGTCGATTCGTATATGCTCAGGTCGAAAGAATTAAAACTATCTCTTTGCTTCTTTGCCTCTGCTGCTATCTTTTTAAATTCATGACTATTTGCAGCAACATCTGCGAGTATTTTAAATTTATGAATTAGTGGATAGTCTTCAGGATCTAGCCCCTCTAGCTCTGAAAATCTTGCAGCATAACCAACCCCAGGTAATCGATACTCACCTTCTGCTATCTTTGTATAAGGATCTCCTTCTTGAAAGTTTATCCCTCTAGATCCTGTTCCTGGTAGCCAGGATGCCATAGTGTTTTTAAGTGGGTTGTAGGTATCTCGATATTTTCTTTCACTTGGGAAAAGACGTCTATACGCCTCATTGGTCATACCCATGCCACCAAGATTCAGGTCATAAAAATCACGAGAAGCAGAGGTTACGTCTCGAAATGAGTCCATTGTTTTGTACTGGTCCATTACGCCCGGAGTTCCGGTTAGCTTGTCGATTCCGCTTTCAAGTGCATACCCCCAAAGGCCAGCTTGTTCTGTCATCTGATAGAACATGCTACTTAAGGATTGAGATGCGGAATAGGGGGATATGGCTTTACCCGGAGCTTCTCCGAGTTCTGTTGCGTAGGATTTTCCGTATCCCGGATCTTGAGCTTTTTGAAATTCACCATCTAGCCACTCTTCGTTGTGCATAGTCATGACTGGTTTTATTAATCTACCAATTGTATTTGCCAATACTGGACCCACAAAGGCAACGTCTTCAAAAGGCAGAGAGGTTACAGGATAGGGCCGATCATAAAAATGCTTCTGTTCCAGATTGTAAGTAAATTCCTTCTCAAAGAATTTTCTCAATGGCGACATATCGACATCTTCTTGCCACAAGGCTTTCTCTTTATACTTGGATTTCATTCTGGCAAAAGCATGCGGGCGATAGTACATGATATCATCCCCTTCATAAGAGCCTCTGCCGAATTCCCAAAAACGTCCTCTACGAACAGCTACCTCTTGCCTTCCTGCATATATGTCTTCAAGCTCTTCTGGTCTTTCGTCTGGAACTAAAATATCAAAAATAGAAGGAACTGCTGCCAACATTCCCCCAATAACTGCTGGCATAAATCCAGCAAGCTTTCCTACTGTTGCTCTTCCAAGGTTTATATTGGTAAAGGGAACCCTCAAGTCTAAAAGCTCGGCAGTCCCTGCATTTTCTGCAGGTGTTGTGAATGCTTTCCATAGTGCCGTGACGGCTCCTTTGGCTCCAAACTTTCCTTCATCGGTGTTCGCGTACCAACTACCAGGTCTAAAGGTTCCCCATTTTTCAAATTGTTTTCCAAGAAAATGACTATCTTCAAAATCGTGCTCGGTGTATCTCTTGGACAGGTCTGCCCTAGCTATATTAAACTTTTCCCCCCAACTCTGATTTCCTGGAATTGAGCTTGCTCTTTTTACTGCCTGAAATCTTTCATACCCTCCAACAGAAAGACCTCCGAGCAACATGCCTCCAAGCCCAAGCTTTGGTATGTTATACATATCAACAAGACCAGGAACCCACTCGTTTAGCCCATCCTGAAGGTCGTAAACATCACCAATTCCAGGCATCTCTAATGCATCGAGTACGTGTGCATAACCTAGGTGAGCTGCAACCCCTGCAGTGGCAATGGATTCTGTGATTCCAGTTCCAATGGTTTGCTCAACCATCCAATCTAACTGATCATAGGCTAATGGAACTGCGGTTCCTATTACAGCTAGCTTCTTCCCTAGCTTCCAGGCTGTTCTGCCTGGGGTGGTTGCAGAGACACCAAGACCCTTCCAATCCCCCTGAAAATACTTTCCAAGATATGGCATGTTGGCAAGCTTATCTGCCATCCATTTTGTTGCAGGCTGTTCGGTAAAATCCTCACTCAGCAGTCTATTGAATCGATAGATTCCAAATTCTGCTCCAATGGCCTTGGCTCTTCTCCAGTGGTATTGGAATTTGCTTTTTCCACCAATAAACTGTATGGGCATCCCTGCGATTTGGGGGCTGATCGAATTGGGCATGGGATTGCCCGCTGGACTCGTTCCTGTGAAAGTCTTTTGGTTGAAAGAGGGAACGTTGTTTGATGCGCCTGGTAAATTCGATCTAACATAGGAATCACCGACAGTATTGCTGGCCCCCTCCTGCATTCGGATAACACCAGCATGCTGAACAAGGATCTTTCCGTCATCAGCTGAGCCAAGATAGAGCTTCCCGTCCTTGAAGGTAACTCCCTTTTTCAGTATATCCTCTTGTCCGAAGATGTCTCTTGCTTTGCCGGTCTTGGCGTCAATACTGCTATCTTGAAGTCGGTGAATATAGTTGGCGGTTTTTCGATCACCTTGTTTAGCCAAGTCAAAAAACTGGCCCTTTTTGCTTGCTTCCTGAACGGTGGCTTCTCTGTGAGAAAGAATATTAGAAACCTGAAAAGTTCTACCCCAACGAAAAGGGAGAGCATAGTCTTCTACTGCCCTGGCTGCTTGAGTTGCTGTGTCCCAGAGAAAAGGGCTACTTCGCATTGCGGCATATGCGCCTCCCATGCCAGCCATTGCAGCTGCTCTAAAGCTATAGGAATGTGACTCTTCAAAGCCAGACTCGTAGTCTCTGTCTGTCCAGACCTCTTCTTTATTTCCAAGACCCAGGGCTTTGCCGTAATATTTTCTACCTGTTTGGGGGTTTAATAAAAAAGGCTGTGGTTCGTTGTCTGCCACTACTTTCGTTTCTTAGAACGACTTCTCTTAAATACGTCAGCGTAGTGTTCTTCCATGGCTATTCCGGCTTGTTTCTGTCTAGAATGCTGTCCTGCAACCTTTGCCTTGTTCGCTTCTTCACGTTTTTGAGCCTCTGCCAATCTATCCTCTGGAGTCTTGATATCTAACTCTTTTCCTTCTTCCATCTGTTTCATGTAGTCTGCATAAATAATATTCGCATCTTTAGTCATCTGGTCGATACTAATACCTTCGTCTTCTTTTTCGTGACCAACCATATCGGTAGCTGAAGCCCTTATGTCAGACTGAGTTATGATCGTATCTGTTTCGTTGCGTCGTGGGGGCACAGGAGCTGATTTCCTTTCTGTTGGCTTTTCTAAGCCTTGTTCTTCTAGGTACTCCATGTACAGGTCCATAGCTCCCTTCTTATTCTCTTTGGGGGCTTCTTGCTTTTGTTTCTCGGGATCTTCAAAATTAATTCTGTTTTGTAGGATTCCAAGGTCCATGAGCTTTTGCTCTGCTTGCGCCAATCTCAGCATAAAATCTGCATACTTTAGCTTGTAGATGTCTTCTGGCTTGTAGGCTGGAAATGCCTGAGATATTAGAATCATTGTCTGGTGGATTGCCTGTGTCGCTACAATCCGAAATCCGTTTAATGCATAATTTAAGCTATCAATAGAAACTGGTCCCGAATTCTCAATGATATCTCTTACAACAGTAGTGACCGTCCCCGCCTTTAGTACGGGGAGGTCATCGACTATAAACTCATCTAATACGCATTTTTGAAAAATCTCATCTTCTATTGTTGCCCTGGCATAGGATTGGCCCTCAAGAAGGGCTGAGTACTCTATGAACTCGCCGATATCAAGTTGTTTCCATGGGATAACAACTCCATTTTCAAGCGTAGTTATGAATACTGATCCGTATTTTCTTCTCAAAGAGGCCAGATTCATGGTAGCTCCTAAAGTTTAACACACAAAGCTGCCGCCATTTGGGGGTTTATAAAATTAGAGTTTTGCATGATTTGCTCATTAAGGGTTGTGAGGCTTCCTGCTTTATGCTCAAGGGAGGTCTCTGCCTTTGGGGAACTCCACAATAGGCACTTTTGAACAACTTGTTCTTCTAATTCAAAATTGCTAACAGGCTGATTGGAGGCCTGAACATGCTCTTGCAAGGCTACGAATTCTTTTCTATTGATTGGTCTCCAAACAATAAGTTCTTCTTCTGAAAAGCCAGAACAAAAAATCTCTCCATGTCTCTGCTTCCACTGGTCAATCTTTACATTTGATGGGGAATCTGGGAACTCCGATAGTAGTTGCGCAAGGCTTGCGCTTGCTTCGGATGTCTGCCCTCCCGCATTATCTAGCTCATCTGTATTCTCTGTATTCTCAACGGTTTGTTCTTCTGTCATAACCGCTCCTTTCTTAAGTAATTTGTAATATTATATAACATTTTTAGCATAAAAAGAATAGACTTCTTGTACTGGATTTTCGTCAATGACAAGTGTTTGTGCTTTGCCAGTCAAGTGAACCCCTTCTATTTTATGTATGGTTTGCGAATCCGACCCTTCGTGTCCAAATTTTAAATATATATCAAAACCATTTAAGGCTTTTCTGTCGACTCTTCTCTTGTCCGTAAGCTCTTCACTTACCTGATCTGTTCCTGTTTCTGGACCCCAAATGAGATCATTTAAAACACCTGAATTTGTAGGTGTTCCAAATTCTCTAGAGGCCGCAATTTGAGCTGCGTACTTCTCCATCAGGGCTGCGATCTCCTGTGTTGGTGGATCTAGATCAATTCCGTCAGAAACTGCAGATAGCTCTGTCTTCAATTGCTGCAATTTTGCCTTGTACCTCTCTTCTTGGGTTTCAAGGATAGAGACTGCATTATTCGGATGGAGATTGTATCCCCTTACATGATTCAAAACAGACCAAAGATAGCCAGCTTCTACAAAGTTAATACTGAAGCTACCTTGAACAATGATCGTCCCAGATGCCATCTCGTCAAAAAACTGAGAAGCATAACCGTATATAGGAACCTTTGACTGCTGAACAGTCCATTGGAGACTAGTGATTTCGTCAATTAAAACATTCTCTATATATACTGAAGATTGCGCCCCACTATAGTAATCTAGATTATATTCAAATTTGTTTAGCATCTAGAATCTCCTTCTCAAATTTACAGAATCAAGCCAGCTAGAATAGGATTCATAGTTCGTCTTAAAGATATCACTGGCCTTTAAATCCCTAGATCCTTTTTTACCATCCCTGTACGCTAGGTCCTTTATGTTTGCCATTGGATCCATGTCCAGGGCAACAAATTGAATAACCTCTTCTATTAGTAAGTCTTCGATGCTCAGTGTTTTTCCGTGGTTTAAAAACTCGACACCATATAGGGCCATCCTTGAAATGCTACCGTATTCGTTTTGAAATAAGAAAGTCAAGTCAACCGGAAGTAACTGATCTGGCAATATGGAAGAACGGATATCTGATGTGTTATAAGCATTACTCAACATATCCTCCATTTGCTTGCATAACTTTCTTAGGGATTGCTGGTCAAGTACCGTAAAGATCATTGAGCCTGCAATAGTTCTTGGGCCTCTTGTATAGCCTCTAACATGCGAATTCCCTAAAGACCTAACAGGACTTTTGGGTCTATGCGCCTGACAGGAGATTGTCTGTACAGTGCCTAATTCGAAAGCAAAATTACTTAAGTTCTCTCTACTTGCGGGGAGACCGTTTAATATTGTTTGATTCTCTACTGTGTCTTTTAAGAACCAACGAGACAGGCTTCCGAAATTCAATGTTGCTATGACACTGATATCTGCCCCAGAATAACTAGAGTTAGCAAACTTGGGCTTTTCTGCCCAGCTACCAGAAGCTATACCAAGAGTCTCGTCATCTTCATTGCGTGAGGAATCTTCATCTCCCCAGCTACCAGAAGCCCCACCACCGCCAAAGCTTCCGCCCCCGCCTGAAAATAACGCCATTTTTTATCTCCTTAAGGAATTACCTGGCAGCTTTTGCTGCCAGGTAATTTTAGTTAATTATTTTATTAGCCGGTGATATTCGGTGCCGCAGTGCCACTAGTGGACTGTCCCTCACTTATCCTGTTGATTGCTCTCCATGGAGATAGTGTTCTGGCAACATAACTCATTTGCTGCTCAGAGACAATATCATCAATGGATACGCCATAACCCTCATTCAGGATTTCACAACCATAAATTCTCATGATTGCTAATGCTCCATACTCATTTGCTGCCGCTAAAGTGACATCAAATGGAAGAACCTGGTCAGAGAAAAAAGCCTCTTGTGCCTGGGCTAGGCTCGAAATCGACTCTGATCCGACATCAGTGTCCGGTGTGCCTTCTGATCCCGCAATGGGAACTGTTCCCAGTGTGCTAGCAAGGGTCGCAGCGTCCAGACCACTGTCTGAAAGAGAAACCTCATCAGGATCTAAAAATGGTTTATACTCTGCGGAAATATCGGAGTTGCTAATTTCTCCAAAATGTCCTAAAAAGGCATGTCTATCAAACATCAAGAAAATCAATGTTCCTGCAATACCTCTCTTTCCACGAGAATACGATCTTGGATCAGCAGACCCCATCGTATAAAGTGGTGCCTTCTCTCTACTAATAGAGTAGGAGATTGCTTGCAGTTCTCCGATAATAGTACTACCGAATACTGCCTTAATATCTACACCTGAAAAGCTGTTAAAGCCTTGCATTTGTGGGCTTCCTGCCCCTCTAATTACACTCATAATAACCTCCTATTAAGTTGCGGAAAGACCGACAACCACTGTAATTTGACGTAATTCAAAAGCTGGGACAATTTTCAATTGAACAATTGCCTGCCCCAGAATTTTCATTTGTGGCGTAACAACTACCTGATGTTGGTAGTTAGAAATTGCCCCAGTCTGGACTAAAGACTGAAGTGCTCCCTTAACTGCCGTATCAAGTGCTGCAATTTGAGCCCCTGTCATTCCCTCACCGAGGAAGGGCTCTCCCACTCGACGAATGCCATCTACACATGCTTCAACTTGTCTGATTGTTGATATTCTTGTGTAGTCGCTTGCTGGAGTCGCTGCAGTTGGTGAATCAGAAATTACAGTTTTTGTAGCTTTTCTGTTTAGACCAACAACTCTTTGTCCTGCAAGAAGATCCAATTTATGAGCAGTAATTGAGCCCAAAAGGGTTCCAACTCCTAGCTCTTTATTTGTTGGAGCGCTTTGAACTGGCAAGAAGCCACCGCATGCAAATCCTGCATAAGCTGCCGCCATGTTGCAATTGTACTGACCGCCAGATCCACTAAAGGTGATCCAGGAAGCAGTAACACTTATGTACTTACCAATATCAATCTTCTTTTTATTAGTATCAAGTTTTTCTGCAGTATCCAGATAACCTCTTCTACTGGTTGTTTCTTCATCTGAAGCAAAGAAACCACCAGCTCCTTTATAATCTGCAGTTCCTTTAAAGCCAGGAAGACTACCAAATTGTTTCCGACCAGAAAGAAATTTATTGCCAAGGATTCCAGTGCCATTCGCTGTTACCGCTCCATCTGCATCAAAAGTAGGTAAAGTTCCAACCCACTTAGCTTCAATAGCAGCAGAACCCCAACGGATACATTCTTTGACTCCAATAAAGCCAAGTCTTGTATCAACAATTGTGCTGCCTCTATGACAGAACTCAGCAAGCTGATAAGCAAAGTTAACTTCGTGGAAGTCTGTATAGACCAAAGACTCTGTGTTGATAATATTGTATCTGTCTTCGCTATTACTGGCTCCGTCAAGATAGTGATAATCTATGGTTAAGCCAGCAGTGTTATCCGTTGTAAGCTTATTCAAGGCATCATCAAGTGACAGCTCAGCAGCGTCAGCGGGTAATCTTTTGTAAGCATACATGAAAAAATCAGCAGTGCCCGGATGGATATAGTAATCCCCGACCTTGGTTAATTGTCCAAGTGAAGACACTTGCGAAAGAACCACATCATAGCCACCATTTAGATGGTTTGCATCCCCTCCGTTAAATGTGGTTACCATATTGCCGAAAGCGATTGCGTTGTTGTAAGCAATGCTTGTATTGGCAAGTGCAGCAAACCTGATAATTCCAGTTGCTCCAGTATAGCCCGTCGCAACCAGTGCTTCAGTTGGAACATTGGTTGCCCCGTTGTCTCCAGGGAAGGCGCTTCCAACTGAAGTTAGGTCCACGGGGTCGGCTGGAAACCACCAAGCCGGTCTCAATTCTCCGTTTACTTCTCTTACTGCGAACCTACCAAGTGGCTCAACAGCTCTTGCTGCGCCATCCATGACGTTAAGATCATCAAGATAGACACCTGCAGGCACGACCACATCTATATTCTGATCATACATAAAAGCATACGCTTCGTGCATGTTTTCATAAATAGTTCTAAGGTTATCATCAGGGTGGCCGACTCGCCAAAGTACCCAATTAGATGCACCACCTCTTGCGCTTTCTTCTAAAGCAGGGATAAGTGTTCCCTCTGTACCAAATAAAGCTCTTGCGTCTCCTACGCTAGCTACCGTATACGGATAACTAACATTCAATGGTTCTTCTACTGAAGTTCCGAGAATCAAAAACTTAGGGGCTCCAGAATCAGGATAGACGTTCAAATTTCCGTCTAAAAGTTCTGAAAAGATCCCAGGTAAATTATTATAAATTGCCATAATTCAATTCCTCCTCGATTATGTTTTTTTTACTCTACATCCAATCTAATTAAGATTTCTTCAAGTTTTTTCTCCTCGAATTTTCGTAATTTTTCTGTTCTTACAAAATAATCCAGAGGACGACCATACCATTTGTTTCCGTCGTCATCGACTGTTTGGTCTTCTCCTCTGCCCCAAAAAAGCACTCTAGACATACCCTGTAATCGAAACCACCAAGTATAATCTTCCATAAAGTCCTCGAACCAACGAGCCCTTTCGTTAGCTTGCTTGTTGGTTCTACACCAGCAGGTAAAACGAATTAAATTGTCATACCAGTATCCAGTTATATTAAATCTATAATCTGGGTTAGCAGGATCCTTACCGCTCTCCCTAATAACAGGTCTCATGTTCTTTACTTCCCCATCAAAGGGGGCTCCCTGGCTAAAAGCTCCAGGTTCACGTCTCATCAATCTAAAGGAGATCACCTCTGTGTCGTCTTTTGCATCAGGGTCTTCTTCTGTGAAGTTGATGTAATTTCTCAAAGCTATTTCTTGTCTCGATTGATAATCAATCAGCGCTCTGTTCACCAAGTCGTAAAACTCCTTTAGGTTCTTTGAGTAGCCAACCGTTCTGCTCCTGCCAAGATCAATAGTGCTGTCCATCTGTAGCTCATAGGCCATTTCAACAGTAATTCCTATGTTGCTTTTTTTCAGCTCATCACTTAAGAGATCTTCTAAAATACTACTATCAGACATTAATATACACCATTAAGGAACTTGTAAGCTTTCTCATGACAATCCAGCTTCCAATATTCCAGCCTTCCGTTATCGGCTCTGTAATCTATTGCTTCGTTAATTTTAAATCGAGCTTTTCTCGTTATAGGAGTTTGAATTTCTCCCTCTTCTGTTAAGACAAGTTCGATGATTCGATCTTTGGTTGTTATATCCACAGAGGATATGCAGTAAAAAACCATAATAGGGGCACCGTAAATAAGCTTATTTCTTTGGTCAACCTTGTATATGTCGATATATGTTTCATCCCAAAGGTAGCCTTCACTGTGACAGACTGGGCAAAAAATATCCACATCTGGTTCATCCGTAACAGAGTCAACACAGGGACATTTAACAAGCTTGCTGTTTGCATCAAATCTCATTTTTCTAAACAAGGCTTTTTGAGCCTTGGAGATCTCTGGGTAATGTCCCTTAAATGTGTTTTCTAACTCTTTCCTTATATTCGGTTCGGTTGAACCACTTAAGGGGTACAGTGGCCTATTGGACATTACCACCACCTCTTCTTATAGGTTTTTAAACTTCTTCTTCCGGTGATGGTTTGCTTGGATGAGTTTGCTGATGGGTTCTTGTTTACTCCGGTGCCTTCCCACATTCTATCAAATGTTGGCTTGTCTGGATCAAGGGATCCTTTAACAACCATTTTTGGGTTTCGAATAGCCTTGGCTCCTCCACCAGCCATTAGCTGGTCTCCCCATTTTCGCATCATTTCTTGCAAATATTCAAGTGTGTTCTTATGTGCTTCAGTATCATAGGTGACAGATAGGTCTCCTAGTGTTTTCGACTTCAATAGAGTTCCACCGACATTGCTTACGAGCCTGAAAGCAGAGGCTGCAGTTACATACTCTCTTCTTGCATGATTATATAGCTCAGAGTTTACCTCTGTAAGCGAGAAGCTAAGGGCATCCGCCTCTATGCTTGCTTCCAGTATGGCCATTGCGCTAGTTAGGTCTTTTATTTCTGTGACTAAGCTGCCCACCTCAAGACCAACTTTATTTGTGCTTGTGTAGTAAGGTGAGAGCGTCGTAAAGAATTCTATTTCTATTGGGCTGGAAAATGTCTCTCCTGTTGTTGATGCGATTCCAGGAAGCAGTGTTACCGTAACGAGGTTATTGTTAAAAACCTGAGGGCCTTCAAATGATACAACCTCGGAGGCTCCTACCTCAACAGTGAAAGCAAGTGTAGTAGTTAATCCAGCTTGACAAGGAAGATCTCCTGTCCACTTGTCGGTCCATTCCCCAACAGGGGTGCATGCGGTAGTGTATTGATGTTCATACACGCCCTCACCAAGATAAACCGGAGTAAATCCTGCCGGGTCTACAGCATTCGCATTATCTGAAGTATCAGCTCCTGGCTGAAAAAGGAACACCTTTACGTTTTGAGCTTCAGAGGGTTTGCCCAAGTCGTCTTTAAACTGAATACGAAGGCCTATGATGCCTCCAGCACTGATGGTTCTCGCCACAAGAATCTCCTATAAATCAAATATTCATTTTTCTAATCTGTTTTACAGAAGTTAGATTTTTATTGTTAGTGTTTTTCCGCTAACAATAAGCTGCTTGGCAAGTTTGCCTTTAGCTGTTCCTACGAGATTCGGATGATCCGAAGCAATTGAGGTCTGCACTATTACACTGTCCTGAGTCACTGTGGTAGCGTCTAGGTCCTTATCAAAGTTAATTACTATTTGAGATAAGTCAGAGGCGTTGTTGATACTAAAGTCCACAGGATTTGAAGACAAAACAGTCATGCCTGTCGCAGTTGAAACTGCAGCAGTGCCGGGCGTTAGACCCGTAGAGAGGACAGAAGAAGAGATAGATGCAGGGAGCTGCACGATCGCACCAGAGCCACTCTCAAAGGAGAAACCTACATACCCAGGCCAAGCGGTCCCTAGAGCATCAAGGGTTTCTGTAACGTGTACAGAGTAGGTTAGCAGGGGGTACAGCGGCTGAGTGGGGGTGAATAAAAGTTTTGTTCTTGCCTCTGCATTAGTAGCGAGGACTTCATTGCCGTTGGTGTCGACAATCTTAAATTCAAAACTTCCCTGAAGAATCCCTCGGTAACCTGGAGATTTTAAAAAATTCTCTAAATCACCTTGGGAAATATTCGCGGGATCTTTTAGTTCCATTAGACCTGGGCCAATCCACTGATCGGTATCAGGTCCTTCGATAAAGAAATCTTCCTTAAGTCTGCCAGTATCCATTACTCTATCGAATGTCATAGAGACAACAGATGCGAGTGGAATACCCACATCCCCATTTGCTGGGAAATAATCTGTTATAATCTCTGAGAGTATTGTAGGCATAACTTCTATTCCTTATCAGGCAAAGTGAACTCCACTTCTTCTTCTTTTAATTCTAACACATCAGGCAAATCATCCAAGAAAGTTTGAGCGTCTAGACTGCCTTTTCCTGAGTTATCTTGCAGAGATTTGAGCGTTTTAGCCACTTGCTCTGTATGTGTTGCATAAAGGCCATCCAAAAAATTTATAACACTTTTTCTGTTTTTGCCTTTTTGTTCTAATTTTATAACTTTTTTCAAGTCAGCGATACTGAGACTTGCCGTCTCTTTCTTGATAGTGCTAATTCTCTTAGAGAGAATCTTTTTAAGGCTTGCATCTATCTCGTCGATAACTGGAGTTTCGATTTTTGTAGTAGTCACCTCAACGCTTAACTTGCTTTCTAAAAGACCTAGATCTCCCGTAGCTGTTAAGACTCCCTTATTGATGTTAAACAAAAACTGGAAGGCTTCTTGTTTCGTAAGGGTCTCAACATCGATAGTAACTGGTCCCGGACTCTCCGGTGTTAAAGAGATCGAACCGATAAATAGCATCGAATGTCTCTCTAGATTTGCTAAACTAATTTCCATAATAATTCCTTTCTTAAAAAAAGAGGGGGCATTGCGCCCCCTCTAGACAAAACTACTCTGTTTCTAATCTAACAAGTTAGACTAAAGAACAGAATCTAAAGCACCAATGGGCCCAATGTTAGTAACTGTAGCCTGTGCAGGTAACACAATTTCATTAGGTACAACATGAACGTTTTTCAACGTTGCAATAGCCTTGCCCTCATTTAAGATGCCAATACCATACCGCTCACGGAGCTTAATCTTGCGAATATCTACACGCGGATCATCAAATTCCTCAGTGGTTACTTCTTCATCTACGATGAGAACACCGAGTTCAGCTGAATCAAACATATAAATGTCAGTAAGCTTACGTCTAGGATCATAAGGTACAAATGGGCTAACGATAATCCTAAAAGGAATATTCATATAGCCGGGTAGCTGAGGTGCAGAGCTAAGCGTCTGGGGATAGGCGCTTAGGGGACTAGCTGCTGCTCCTGCTGCATTTCCACCGGGAGTGATGTCTTGTCCTGCAGACATACCGAGACCACCTTGAGAACTATTGTCCCATGGGGCTCTTTCTGCAGGATTACCAGACCAGCTGGCAAACATATTCCCGCCATTGTTACCTAAGACAAAGGAACGTAAGGTGGCATCCTTTACGAACATCGTCCAAGTTAATGGATGCATCAATAAGGTATTCGGAGTAAAACCCTGAGTAATAACTTGAGCATAAGCATCAAAGATATCATCCATGGTTACCGAACCGTTACCAGTACCAGCCATATCTCGGCCAGTGGTAACACCTTTAAGTGATGAAGCTGGGTTAACGTTGTCGAAACAAGTTACACCCATACTACGAATGAAGTTAAAAATCTTAACTTCTTTATGACGAGCTAATGCCCGACCAGCTGCACGGAGATGCATACCGATTACATCAAATTGAGAATAACGAATCATTTCGTCAGTGACCTTAACGGCAACACCTGATTTCCCAATACTAGCTGTAACGGTAGCTCCACCCATCTGGAGGCTACGCTCTGGATATTCTTGACCTTCCGCAATGTCAGCAGCCACCATGGCTCCAACAGCTGGGAAAGTAATTGTTTGTCCATAAGAATAATTAATTCTTTGGAGTAGGCTTGTGCCTACTAATAGAGGCTCTGCTGCTTCCTTTACGATATTGCTAATAACCTTAGGCATTAACATTGGCGCATTGGGGACCGAGAGAGCGTCATTTAATTTTACACGCTGGCCATTTTCGAGATTTCCGTTATTTTTCCAGAGATACTCAAATTGTTTTGCGTCTTTGATTTCAATTGTCATCTTTCAATTCCTCCTTATCGCGATACCAGGTTGATGCGAACAACTAAGTCAGCAGCACCTGCGTAATGGACTTTATCTGATACACCACCGGTTGCAGAACCTGGCATTTGATCCATTTGACCCGCGTAGCCTGGAGAGCTACCCGAAGAATCAGTACCTAAAGGTGGATTGTATGCGGTCTTGACCATGCCAAGAGCGTCTTTATCTGCATTTTCAACTTCAATAACTTGACCAACAATGTCTCTAAAATCAACATTGCCTGCAAGTACATAGTTTGATTCTGCATCAGTGACAACAAAGTCACCAGCTTTCAAATTACCTGAAGCAGCAGCGAAAACACTGGCTCCAGTAGCCGCACCGTAGTGGTAATAACTAACAGTTAATACCCCTGCATCAACATCTACAGCAGCTACTGTCGTAGCTGTAAATAAGGTAACAACCCCTGTTGTTTGATCTAGGTGCCACTCGCCTTCTGCATCTAATTCGGCCAAGGTGTCAACTCTCACTAGGAAACTAGCAGAAAGTGCTCCAGTTCCAGCAAAAGTAACTCTTGTCCGCTGTGTATCAGCAGCAAGTGTAGCAGTATTAGTCAGTGCAGCTAAGACCAAAAGATCCGTTGCTGCATCATAAGATGTAAAGGTAGCATTTTCTGCAGCTACGTTTACTGGTACCAAAGGTAACTCCAATACATAGTCACATAAGATTGCAACTCTGTGTTGGAGATTGTGGTTATGCTGACGATAAGCAGAAGGATTGAATCCATCATCTAGTGCTGAACTGTCTCCTGCCCACTGCCAATAAGCATACGGGGCAACCCCTACTGGCTTACTAACTGCCATTGCTTCGCCTGTTCTTCCCATGAAGTTGGCAACAGATCCGGCTGCATGAACTACTGCTGCTGTTACAGGATTACCTGTAGTAACGTCAATTGTTCCTGATGCTACATCGTTTGCAGTGTAAGTTACACCTTGTGTAGCATATTGTGCGGGACATACTCTCCCGTCATTGTCGAATGCGAGCACTTTACCAGGCATGACCACGAAGTATTCTTCATAATACTTGTCAAAAAATTTGACTGGGAGCCAAGCTGCTGGCTTGAATTCCCCATGTGGCCGAACACCTTCGGAGTGCTCAACGACTGGAATCATATTTCCTACATGATCCCAAGATTTGTGTGTGGGCGAATATCGCCCTAAACTATCAAAACCCATTTGTTTCTCCTCCGTTTAGTTATGTTCTTTCTCTGGAAGCTTCCCTTCTCTTCTCATACGAGAGAGATAGGATTCAGCCGCTGCCTCACTCTTACCTAGTCTTAAGTACATATAGTGCTCTTCAATTTTAGTAAGATCTTCCACAGATACGTTAAAATGTCCAGGTTCCTGGACACCAATTGGATCCTCTACAGTTTCTGTAGGGATGCGTGATAGTCCGTCAGTTAATTTGTCAGTAATCTTTTCTAAGCTTACTGAGCCAACGAATCTATTTAATTCAGAATCCAAACTGGAATCTGTAAATTGAGTGAAATCTCTTTCCTTAACTTCTTTCTCTTCCAGGTCAACTAGTGTCGATAGATAGTTCTCTTTCACCTTTCGGAGAGTAGAGATATCTTCGATACGAGCATCCTGAAGAGCTTCCATGTCTTGAAATAGAGAGTTGTACTCTTTACGGATGGCAGCAAGTTGATCTCTGAGATCCCCCGCTACTGTTTCCAATTTTTCAACTTCTTGCATGAGCTGCTCTTCTGAGTCGGAAATTACTCCGCTTTCAGTGAAAGCATCTTGCAAAAATTCTGCACCCACAACAGTTGATAGTTTAGCTACCAATTGTTTCAACGTGCTCTTATCCTCATTTAGGACTTCGACGCTATTGTCTATGTGAAAGTTCTCTTGTTCGAAAACTTGAAGTAGCTGATCGAGTAAATCAGCTTTACTGATTGTGTGTTCCTGAACAGGAGCACTATTTTCTATGTTTAAAACCGCACCTAGGGCTTTTGCCTTTCGATTAGCAGTGGTAAGCATTTCTTCTTTTCTTTCATCTTCGTACTTATTAAGTAGTCGAATGACTGCAAGTGCATGCGCACCATCAGTTACAGGAAAAGAGCGAGAAGAACCACAGAAGGTTGATTTTGCTAATTTAGCTCTCTGCTGTACAGAGAGTTTTGCATCCTTAACTTCTTCTGGAAGTTCTCCACTTTCAATTGCTTGTTCCACTTCGTTCCAAACAAAGTCATATAGGCTTTGTTCTTGTTCATCAGTGAGTTTAACTCCATCAAGAATCTTTGTTGTTAAATCCTCAAATGATCCATCAGTAATTTCGTTAACTTCTTCGGAAGAAACTGCAGTTTCCAAATCTTCTACAAGATTGTCTGTCACCTGCACTTCCTCCATCGGAGTCTCCTCTACTGTAGGATCGCTTACTCCCGTGGTATTTTCCACGGCAGAAGCTTCAATTTGGGGATCAACAGTAGCGGAATCTTTGATGTCTACAGGTAGTTGTTCTGACACTGCTTGTTTCTCCTTGTCTTTAGAATCATATTGAGGAAAACCTAGTTTTACCTCGTAAAGACGCCCCTTATAGTCATTTGCAATTTCAATATGATCTTGCAAACCATTATAATTTAACTCTAGAACTCTAGAGTGTTTATCTGCGGGGACATTTACAAACGAATATTCATCGTATACTAGCTCTCCGGCAATAATGAAACATTTAGATGAATCATATACCGCGCCTGGCTTGTGATCGCAAGGACCTTCTTTGGTCCAGTCTGATTTACAGATAGAACAAACGGCCTTATCTGTGCTGGCTCCAATGGATCCGGTAATATAGCGACCATCTAGTAGTTTTTCAACTGCGTTCTTATCTGTGATATTGGCCACTAACTCTATATGCCCCAGGCCCCGATAAGAGCTATCAGAGAGGAGGCTGTCAGTGAACATGCTTGATACGATATCGACTTGCATGCCAAACGGCATTCGGTTGCCCACAAAGTCATTTATGAGCTGATCGGTAATAGTTCCTACTTCTTCGCCATGCTTGTTTTTTACGACCATACCATTGTAGTGTTCTGCGACTCCTTGAGAAGTGTCTCGATAGTCAGCAGCTATGATCCTTCCAACGGGATCCTTGTGGTCTTCGTGGTGTAGTAGAACTGGTTTGGGGTAACCGTCCGTGAAAGAGGAGGCCCCCTTTTTCATGCTATCTGGAAGATAGAAACCATTATTTCTGGTGATAACACCCGCATGAGTTGCAGCAATGCGTACCTGCAGTCCTTGTCTTAGTGGGTTCGTTTGCCCGAGAGACAGGAGGCTTCCCATATTATCTTGATTGAGATTTTTGGTTTTTTCAAAATGTGAGGTGTTGTTAAAATCGTCACGAACACTAATTAACTTTTGATCAACCAAGGAAAACTTCACTAAGTCTCTGATCTTAAGGTGATTTTGATTACTCATAAAAATATTGCTCCGATGTGAGGCTCTAATTTCTAATTTAATCTATATGATCTATATAATCTAATCTTTATTTATCTAATGATTTAAGGGTGTCAATTTCTTATATTAAACTTATTTCCTAAAAGAATCAAGTTTTTACAGCATTTTTAAATTTAACACAATACTCGTCTACCTAAAAGTTCTTTTTTAGGTGCCTTGAATCAACCTATAACTGCACTTGGCGTGAAAAGGGGGGACATCTTCTAAGGTGATATTCTCTAATTGTATTTGTTTCCCTTTAAGTGCATTCCCAATTTCACATGTGCCTTCATCACTATACACATACAGGGACTGAATTCCAAGATCTCTTTGCCCAATAACTTCACCAAAATTAAACGCTTTCCTAATTTCAACATCTTCAATGAACCTTGTTCTAAATTCAAATGAATCGAATATAGCCCTAGTCTTTGAAATCAACTCATCTAAAGAAGAATCCTTTTTGACGTTCCGCCTCAAAGAAGAGACGATCTCTTCCGTTAATCTATAGATGTAGCGTTCTAGTCTATCCCTAAAGAAGGTTCTTGCAGACATCGTGCTTTCCATAAAGCGCGGATCGTAAACACTTGCGTGCTTTCCATAGCCATTTCTATACGCAAGTAGCTGCTCAGAGAGCAGTGTCTGAACGGAAGTTAGCAACTCTGTTCTAATCAATGCAGCAATCCAATCCTGCTCTAGTTTGTTTTTTACAGAAATTCTGTACAGAACGTCCTGTCTTGCTTGAACGAAGGTGTTGGTAAGGTAGCCATCTTTTTTCCTAGCCACTTCGGTGACGGGTTTTGGATCTGGCTTTTTAGCCTTAACTAGCTCTAGCTCTTTTGACTGCTGTTCGCCAGCAGATTGGGAAAAATCCCCAGAGGTCATGCTGACTGAATTATCCCTTGCTAATGCTTTTGAAACGGGAGAGTAAGGCTCATCAAGTGCCTGAATCAGTAGTTTCGGCATCTCGAACATCTTCCAACGAGTCTTGTGCCATTCTGGAAAATTCGCTGCAATGTCCTGCTCGTTGTCTATCTCTTCAGGAGTCGGGATGATCAATGGCTCATAGCCCATCCGCCGTCGACCCTCATCATGCGTAATCATGTCTTTACTGAATTGATCAGCTAAGTGAGTCTCCTTTTTGATTTGAGAATCAACATCAATTTCCTTGAACTTTAACTTTACAATATTCTCTTCATTAAGAACATCATCCCCAAAGGTTGATTCTAGAAGCAACTCATTAAAAATATACTGATTAACAAAAGACTCCATTATTTGTTGAACGTTCTTAACTGAATCAATTAAATTTCTAGACATATTGTCAGCAGTTGACCTGTTTGATGTAGAGCCCTCTCCAAGGTCAACAGCAGAAATTCCAAGACCAGAAATAACTCTTTTCTTAAAATACTCAAGATAGGCTTCAGCTCTAAGAGCCCTGCCTTCTACGCCCACCGTGCTAATCTCGTGACGCTCTGGAGTGACAATGCCACCTTCGGAGGGCATAAACTGGATCTCTTGTCTGACAACATCGATTTCTCTTTGTCCGGTTTCCGTGATTCCTGCTGGAGCTTCTGCAGTTCCAACCTTATACTGGAACAAGGGGAATAGGTGCTGATAAATCAGAAGCTCTACGTTCTCTTCGATTTTACGTAAAGCTCGAATATCATCCAAGACAGGGACTATCGTTGG